AATGACAGGAAGCACCGATATAACCGGGCCGTTGCGCACGACCGGGGAGGTACAATCAAGCACTCCTAATGGCTTTCGCATCGCTTATGGCGGTTATGGCGCGTTCTGGCGTAATGACAGCGCAAATCTGTACCTGATGCTCACTGATAATGGTGACCCTTACGGAAGTTATAACGGCCTTCGCCCGTTTCGCGTGGATCTTGCAAAAGGAAATGTTTCCATTGGCACACCGTTATATGTCGCCAGTACGATTCAGGCAGATAAAGGCGTTCAGTCAGGTTATGTAGGCTCATATGCATTCTCTGCCCAATTTGCAACAGGAGCTGCTTTCTATGAGACGTTTAACACCACTGGTGTTAGCGAGTTTCATCCGCTTCTGAAACAGAAAGCGACGATAACCAACAAGGCCGCATGGTCTTTTTCTTACGGATCACTATGTGATAATGGCAAGCTTTCCTGGTGCCTACATATGATCGACGGAAGCGGCCATACCTATCGACACGAATGGGATACAAGCGGCAACTATACGTGTCCGGGGCAGCTTATCCCCGGTAACTATGCGAATTTTGACGCCCGTTATCAGGCGAAGAACACCGCGAATCGCGCCTCAAGCGGCTGGTATAAAGACACCTCGACCGGGTTGATTATTCAGTGGGGCGTGGCTAAACGCTCTGCCGATTCGACAAGTATCGCTTACCCGATTGCATTTCCTAATGCGGCCCTTTGTACAAATTTGACGGTGATATGGGGCGGGCATTTCACCGATCAAAACGTATTTTGCCAGCCGGTCGACCGTACCCGGTTTAATTACATTGCGGGCTCTGGCGAAGTTAGCTCTTACTTTCTGGCTATAGGTTATTAACGGACATGCCTTCTTATTATTACAGCCCAAAATTAAACGCCTTTTTTGCGGCAGCGCTGGAGAATGATTATCGCGCTTCCGGTACATGGCCTGATGATGTAACACCAATCAGTGACGATCTCTATCGCTCATTAATTGAAGGGCAGGCAGACGGGAGAATCATTACTGCGGATGAAATGGGACAACCTAAGTTGATCGAACCGACAATCGACTGGTGTGCGCAAGCTGAAGCACGGCGTCAGATGCTGCTATCACAAGCTCATAGCGTAACGTCGGACTGGCGTGTTGAGTTGATGCTTGGAGTACTTCCTGAAGCAGACAAGGCCAGCCTGTCACGGTGGATGGAGTACATTCGCAAAGTGAAGGCGTTGAGCTTTACCTGCGTTAGTGATGAGCAAGGTTTTAAGGCAATCACTTGGCCTGCAAAGCCTGGCTAACCCGAAGGGGGCTCAAGCTGGGTTGCGCACCGCCTTCGGGCGGTTTCTTCTTCGACTAGTCTCGCATCACATTGATCGGTGAAAGCGATCAATGTCGTCTTATTGATCTATAGTACCAATTTCAAATCTAGCCGCTTGGCTGGTAGTGTGCCCACAAAAACTAAGTGGGTATTGTTATGCTTCCCAGGCTTACTCCCGGCGCAAAACTATTCTTAATTATTCTGTTTGGCGGCGGATTTATGATTACTGCATTGATCGCGTACATGCTTACACCATCAGCTTCCAGCAACCAGCATTTCAGAAGGGCTTTACCCGTCAGGCTCAACTGCGATGAGCACGATTTCATTTTTGAAGGGAATGGAGAAGAGGCGAAAGAGCGCATTCAGCAACTCCGGGCACAGCGTTACGATCACTACTGTCTGAAGCGGGTTGGGGAGCGTCAATGGGACGTTTACGCGAAGTAGCAGTCTTACTGGTCGTATGACGATAACGTGCTTTAAGCACTTGTATGGCATCAT